ACTTTCAAATTTATCTTTTTGTTCGCAAACAACTGGCTTATCATTCCATTCACCTGCAAATGCACTTTTACCAGTAATGAACCCGCCCCAAAAAGCTAGGCACCACAGTATCGCTATATAATGTTTTATCATAATTTAAAATCCTTAAATCTTTTTCCTGTTTCTGTTTTGTCAAACACTGGTGTATCATCCACAAGTGTTTGTTGATTGTCTTCTACATCAAACAATCTCATCTTACTACGATCAACACCAATTACAAATCTTTTATGTAGTGTTGGATCGTTGTAACGATTCTTTAATTGCTTTACCATGAACTGACCTTGCTGTTCGAGTTCTTCGGTAGATATTAAAGCAAACATTAAGTCCGCGGTTGCGGGTAATCCAAAAGACTCACTGGTATCTTCAAGCCCAATATCTGAGTTAGAATAACCACTACGAGTCGTTTGCGTTGCAGAGAAGATCGGTATGTCGAACTCGACCGCAAGGCCACGTAATTCTTCAGCAATTGCTTTAATGTAAGAGTATGAGTTGATTGCACCGCCCATTCCTTTCATTCTTGATGATGCACAGATATTTAAATAATCTATGAATATTAAATCAGGTTCAAATTGTCTTTTCAATTTAAGTTCATTTAGTAATGCACGAAAATGACCGGAATGTGCAGAACCGGTTGGATATTCTTTAATTATTAATTTACCTGTAGTTTTCTTTGCAATGTTGTTGACCATCAAAGAAAACCTGTCTTTTGATATTTTATCGAGTTGATCAATAGGAACATCAAGTAAATTAGCATCTATTCTTTCTGCAATTCTTTCTTCAGCCATTTCCATTGTAATGTATAAAACATTGAAGCCTTGTACTAAGGCAGATGAAGCAACATGACACATGAATAATGATTTACCAACACCGGTACCAGCAAGAGCAATATTAAGAGTTTTACGTGGCACACCACCTTTTGTTATTGTATTGAAGTATTCCAAATCAAAAGGTAATCTATCTTCTTCAGTATGATAAAATTCATATCTTTCTTGTGCATTTTCTACATAATCGTGACCGACTTTTAAATCAAAGCCAACACCTAATGCTTTAGTTAACAAATCAGGCAAAGCACCTTTAGTTAATTGTTCATGCTTTCCATCAATAATTGATATTGATTCCATAATTGCAAGATATATCGCACGGTCTTGACACCACTTTTCTGTAGTGTCCAATAACCATTTATCATCTACCTTTTCACCAGCAAATAATTGTGGTACAATATCCATTGCCAAATTATATTGTTCATCATTTAATTTATCGGCATTATCGAGTTCTATTTTAAATGATTCGGCGTTTGGTAACTTATTGTATTTTGCTACAAACTTACCAGCTTCACGAAATAGTATTCGATATATACCTTCAAAGTAATCAGGTTTGATGAAAGGTAATACTTTACGCATATACTTTTCATCAGTTAAGAGATTACGTAATATAGTTTGTTCTAAATTAGTAGGCATAGGCAGCTTTTCTTAATTCCTCATCGATTTCTTTTTGTACTTCTTCAACTCTACTTTCTAAGTAGCTTATTGAAGTATGAATATGACCAGTGTCCTGCGGTTGCAATTTACCTTTTGCTATGGCAATTTCATCCATCAGTA